TCGTGAGTTCTATGAAAAACCAACGACCGAACGTAAGCGCGCTAAAGCTTCTGCTGTGAAACGTCACGCGAAGAAACTGGCTCGCGAAAACGCACGCCGTACTCGTCTGTACTAATCTTTTGAGAGCACTGTCTCTCAATTGTCAGACTGAGTTGTAGTTGCAAGGCCGTGCTTCCGAAAGGAATGCGCGGCTTGTTTTCGTTTATACATCAGCACTTACACAAAATCATTCACACTGTATTAAGGCGGCAAGCGAGTGAGTCCTCGGAGCTTACATCAGTAAGTTATAGGGGTGAACGAACGCAGCCAACGCAGAGACGGTTTGAAGGATAAAGTGGAAATAAACGGGGCCTATGGCTGGACGAATCCCACGCGTATTTATCAGTGACCTGCTGGCTCGCACCGACATCATCGATCTCATTGATGCGCGGGTGAAGCTTAAAAAGCAGGGCAAGAATTATCATGCGTGCTGTCCATTCCATAACGAGAAATCCCCCTCTTTCACCGTAAATGGTGATAAGCAGTTTTACCACTGCTTCGGCTGCGGTGCGCACGGTAACGCCATCGACTTTTTAATGAACTACGACAAGCTCGAGTTTGTTGAAACCGTCGAAGAACTGGCGGCCATGCACAATCTTGATGTGCCGTATGAAGCCGGAACAGGTCTTAGCCAGATAGAACGTCATCAACGACAGAATCTCTATCAGCTAATGGACGGATTGAATGCGTTTTATCAGCAAGCCTTCGTCCAACCCAATGCCGAGCCTGCACGCCAGTACCTGGAGCAACGCGGCCTAAGCGCCGAGATTGTCCAGCGTTTTGCTATTGGTTTTGCGCCGCCAGGCTGGGATAACGCATTAAAACGTTTCGGCGGTAATGTCGACAACAGAAAGCTGTTGCTTGATGCCGGAATGCTGGTCACCAACGACCAAGGACGTACTTACGACCGTTTCCGCAATCGCGTGATGTTCCCGATTCGCGACAAACGAGGCCGGGTGATTGGTTTTGGTGGCCGCGTACTCGGCAACGATACGCCGAAATACCTGAACTCCCCGGAAACCGATATTTTCCATAAGGGTCGCCAGCTGTATGGCCTTTATGAAGCCCAGCAGCACAACGCTGAACCACCGCGTCTGCTGGTTGTCGAAGGGTATATGGATGTCGTCGCACTGGCGCAATACGGTATTAATTATGCCGTGGCATCGCTGGGTACCTCGACCACGGCTGACCATATCCATATGTTATTCCGTGCGACAAATAACGTCATTTGCTGTTATGACGGCGACCGTGCCGGACGCGATGCCGCATGGCGTGCGTTAGAAACGGCAATGCCTTACATGACCGACGGCCGTCAGCTACGCTTTATGTTCCTGCCCGACGGTGAAGACCCGGATACGCTGGTGCGTAAAGAAGGTAAAGAGGCCTTTGAAGCACGGATGGAGCATGCACAACCGCTCTCCGTATTCTTATTTAACAGTCTCTTACCACAGGTTGATTTGAGTACGCCAGATGGCAGCACGCAGCTTGCTGCGCTGTCACTGCCGCTGATAAGCCAAGTTCCAGGCGATGCGCACCGTATTCAACTGCGCCAAACGCTGGGGCTGAAGCTGGGTATTTTCGACGATGCAGCCCTTGATCGTTTAATGCCAAAACAGGCAGAAAGTGGCGTCGTACGCCCGACTCAGCAGCTAAAACGCACGACCATGCGTATACTTATAGGGTTACTGGTGCAAAACCCCGATCTCGCGCCACGGGTTCCACCGCTAGCCGGACTGGACCCGAAAAAGCTGCCGGGTCTGGAGCTGTTTGCTGAGCTGGTTAATACCTGCTTATCGCAGCCCGGTCTGACCACTGGTCAACTTTTAGAGCAATATCGAGGGACAAATGAGGCTGCAACCCTTGAAAAACTGTCGATGTGGGACGATATAGCAGATAAGGATATTGCAGAAGCAACCTTCACCGACTCGCTCAACCATATGTTTGATTCGTTGCTTGTACTGCGACAAGAAGAGTTGATAGCTCGCGATCGCACACACGGTTTAAGCAGCGAAGAACGCCGGGAGCTCTGGACATTGAACCAGGAACTGGCCAAGAAATGAATTTAACGGCTTAACTGCCGAATACCTATCGGGTAGCCCCCGACAGCCGCACCGAGGCGCAGCGGCACTAATATAAGTACGCCCTCGCATTAAATGTCGGCGGTTCGTTCGCCGGCCGACACCAATCAAATGAATTAAGTGTGGATACCGTCTTATGGAGCAAAACCCGCAGTCACAGCTCAAGCTTCTTGTCCAACGTGGTAAAGAGCAAGGCTATCTGACCTATGCCGAGGTCAATGACCATCTGCCGGAAGATATCGTCGATTCAGATCAGATCGAAGACATCATCCAAATGATCAACGACATGGGCATTCAGGTGATGGAAGAAGCGCCGGATGCCGATGATCTGTTGCTGGCTGAAACCTCCAACAACACTGATGAAGACGCAGAAGAAGCGGCTGCACAAGTTCTGTCCAGCGTGGAATCTGAAATCGGCCGTACTACTGACCCGGTGCGCATGTATATGCGCGAAATGGGTACCGTAGAACTGCTGACCCGTGAAGGCGAAATTGACATCGCCAAGCGTATTGAAGACGGGATTAACCAGGTACAGTGCTCCGTTGCCGAATACCCGGAAGCGATCACCTACCTGCTCGAACAGTACGATCGCGTTGAAGCAGAAGAAGCGCGTCTGTCCGATATCATCACCGGTTTCGTCGATCCTAATGCCGAAGAAGACCTGGCGCCAACCGCGACTCACGTCGGTTCAGAGCTGTCCCAGGAAGAAAGGGATGACGACGAAGACGAAGAAGAAGACGACGACGATAGCAGCGACGACGACAACAGCATCGATCCAGAGCTGGCGCGTGAGAAATTCGGCGAGCTGCGTACTCAGTACGAATTAGCCCGCGACACCATCAAAGCCAAAGGCCGCAGCCACGCTGCTGCTCAGGAAGAGATTCACAAGCTGTCCGAAGTCTTCAAACAGTTCCGTCTGGTACCAAAACAGTTCGACTACCTGGTCAACAGCATGCGCGTCATGATGGATCGCGTGCGTACCCAGGAACGCATCATCATGAAGCTGTGCGTTGAGCAGTGCAAAATGCCGAAGAAGAACTTCATCACGCTCTTCAGCGGTAATGAAACCAGCGATACGTGGTTCAACGCGGCCATCGCGATGAACAAACCGTGGTCTGAGAAACTGCACGATGTAGCTGACGACGTTAATCGTGGTCTGCAGAAACTGCGCCAGATTGAAGAAGAGACCGGCCTGACCATTGAGCAGGTTAAAGATATCAACCGTCGTATGTCCATCGGTGAAGCGAAAGCCCGCCGTGCGAAAAAAGAGATGGTTGAAGCAAACTTACGTCTGGTTATTTCTATCGCCAAGAAATACACCAACCGTGGTCTGCAGTTCCTCGACCTGATTCAGGAAGGTAACATCGGCCTGATGAAGGCGGTTGATAAGTTTGAATACCGCCGCGGCTACAAGTTCTCCACCTACGCAACTTGGTGGATCCGTCAGGCGATCACCCGTTCTATCGCAGACCAGGCGCGCACCATCCGTATTCCGGTGCATATGATTGAGACGATTAACAAGCTCAACCGTATCTCTCGCCAGATGCTACAGGAAATGGGTCGTGAGCCGACGCCGGAAGAACTGGCCGAACGCATGCTGATGCCGGAAGACAAGATCCGTAAAGTGCTGAAAATCGCCAAAGAGCCAATCTCCATGGAAACGCCAATCGGCGATGATGAAGATTCGCATCTGGGTGATTTCATCGAGGATACCACCCTCGAGCTGCCGCTGGACTCTGCCACCACCGAGAGCCTGCGTGCTGCCACCCACGACGTTCTGGCTGGCCTCACCGCCCGTGAAGCGAAAGTCCTGCGTATGCGTTTCGGTATCGATATGAACACCGACCACACGCTGGAAGAAGTGGGTAAACAGTTCGACGTTACCCGCGAACGTATCCGTCAGATCGAAGCGAAGGCGCTGCGTAAACTGCGTCACCCAAGCCGCTCTGAAGTACTGCGTAGCTTCTTGGACGATTAATCGGCCAAGTAAAAACGTAAAAAGCTCCCTGATGGGAGCTTTTTTTTGCCTATGATTCTGCGTTACTTCGCCAAGTCTGAGCTGTCTATGGTGTTATAAACCACGCGCTTTCAGCGCCACGTCCAGCTCCTGATACGCCACCACCAGCTTATCAAGCGTAATTCGGCTCAACCCACTCGGGTTCGGCAAGACCCACACCTCGGTATCCCCTATCATAAGGGTCTGTTTGCCCCAGGTCGCGCCACGCTGTCCCAAGCCACGCTCATAGGCCTGCTTACCTAACACTGCCAGCGCTGCGGGCTTATAGTGTTCAACCTTCTCAATCAGCGCCTGACCGCCGCTACGCAGCTCCTGCACGCTCACTTCGCTCGCCTGCACCGTTGGCCGCTCAACCATCTTGGTGACACCGCAGCGAAAATCAAGCATTTGCTCCGACTCTTCCGGCTTCAACTGGTGCTCAGTAAACCCAGCCAGATGCAGCACTTTCCAGAAGCGATTTGCCGGATGGGCGAACGGATAGCCCAACGAGGAAGATGACAGCCCCGGGTTAATGCCGCAAAACAGCACCCGCAGTCCCGAATCAATAATGTCCTTAACCATATTATCCTCAACCGATACATCGTCAGTTGAGTATAACGAATTGATAATGCATTGTTTATAAAAACAGCATGCGCACGCTAAATGCTGGATTGACGTCCACTGTTACTTTATAATCGTCGGCTATTCAGGCCCCTTAGCTCAGTGGTTAGAGCAGGCGACTCATAATCGCTTGGTCGTTGGTTCAAACCCAACAGGGGCCACCAAATTTATGCAGTAAAATCATATAATTAAGCCACTCTATTGAGTGGCTTTTTTGTTATCTTCAGTCTTAGTGGCGATAAAATGGCGGCGCTCATTTTACCGCGCGAATGCTGCCGGTATAAAAAACCCGCACAAGGCGGGTTCTCATCAAAGCGTTAAAGCACGTTGTATCTTTGGTTTTACGGGTGGCGGCGTCTGGAGTGTCCCTCCGGGAACGGAAATAAATCTATCTACCGATTCCATCGTGACAAACGTGCAACTACAGTGAATGTTTGTACATTGATGATAGCGTTCTTTAGTATTTTCGCTCAGGTAACGACTGGTTCTTGCATGCGCCACATGCTTGCACTTCGGACAATGGAACATAGGACACCTCACAATCACATTAAGTGTATCAATGATAGCATTTGATTCACTTTTTGGGAATTTATTCGGAGCCAGATTCGTTGACCACATATTCAATGCTTTCACTGTTCACCTGTAACGCTACCGTCGTCACAAAACCAGACTGATCGATAGTATGAGTAACCTTGCTGACCACCCATCGTTGGGCATCGATGACTGGCTTAAACCCGGACACGTTGACAATCATCTCCGGACAGAGGTTTTCATCGCCCATCGACAGGTTTATCGCAAAATCGACGGTTCTGCGTTGCAACTGCTTCCAGCGTGCTTCGGCAGTCTGCTTCGCCTGAGCCTGGTTTGGAAAAATTTGTTTTAACGTCAACGGCTTGGATGGCGCACCAGCCATGTATTGGTCATATTTGTCCGCCTTCTCTTGCTGGCTTTTTGCCACAGTTTTCGCGTTCGGATGCTGAGCCGTCGTGGCGGTTTGCGTTTTCTCTTTTCGCTCCACGCTCACCTGCTGACTCTGCTTAGGGTTTTTAGTATCTTGCCATCGGGCGATCACGCCGGTATAAGATGTGCGATCGGCAATAGAGAATTTATGGCTATCACCAGAACGGCGCAGGATTGTCCTTTGCGGAAGCGCATTCCCACTGGCATTTATCCCGCGACCCGGTTTTAGCATCAGCAGCACGCCGTCTTTTACGGATACGATGCCGCCGTTCCGGTTAGCAAGACGCGTCAAAAACACCGTATCAGACTCGTTCGTCTGGTCAATGTGGGAAATCACAATCGACGCCAGCGACTTGTCAACGCCCGGCTTTAAGCTATTACGCTGAGCAATATCATCGACGATTTCGCCGAGGGTCTTTTGATGCCACGATCCCTCATTCTGAACGCTAAACTTTTGGCGGAAATCAATGCTACGAGCCTTGATTGTGACGGTGTCCGGGGCACCCTGATGGGAAATTTCATCAACAATAAAACTCCCCTTAGGCAGCAAGGATGAGCCCTTCCAGCCAAGGGAAAGCGACAAAACGACGCCGCGCTCCGGGAGTTCGACCAGCCCGTCGCTGTCATCAAGTTGGATAATGACAGAATCTGCCTGAAATTCCTTTTCATCCGTCATTGTCAGCGAGATCAAACGGCTGTGGATGTTAGAAGTCACATCCTTGTCGCCAATTTTTATCATAAAGTCGGGCGTAATGGCGGCGCCCTGACCGGTCAGGATATTCACCATTCTCACGCCCCCGCGCTTGATAAAATGTCCGAGGCTTTACCCGCCAGACTTTTCACCTGCTTACCAATATCGCCATAAAGCGAGACCAGATTTTCATCGACACGGTTTAGCGTCAGCGTGAAGCTGATTTTTCGGGGCGAACCGTCAGCATAAAATTCAGTGCCGGTTTCGGACACCTTGTTCACCACAAACATGCCGTAAATAAAACCGGTGCCTGAAATAAGTGGCCACGCTCGCCCCTCTTCCGCCATGACATGCAGCGCCAGTATCGATATCTGGCCGCCCGTTAGTTCAGTATAAAGATCGCCGCTAAGGGTGATTGTATCGGTACCCGGGCCAATAAACTGGTAGGCAGGGCGCGTCCCCACCCGGCTATTTTTCCCCCAGAGATATTCCGACTCACGCTGCATGCTTTGATAAGGCAACGTCTGGCGCATGAAAACAAATAGGCCCAGTGCAAGCATCATGATGTAGCTCCTAATTTAGATCGATGGTCATATCTGAGTTCGTCCAGGAAAGCGGCTCGTAATCAAACTGCTTAAATTCATTATGAATATGTTGCGCAATCTGGGCCCCATCCGCGCCATTCCCAGCGTTCACATTGACGACGTATTCTTTCTTACTGTTATCGACAAAAGAGCGTCCGGACTGGACGGCAACCGGTTGATAAGCTGTATTGCCACTGGACAGCAAAGAGCCCCGGCTTTGCATAGCCGCATCGGCTCTTTTAGCTGTCTCATCCAGCGAGCTGGACTCTTCATTGATAATCCCCAACTTGCCCAGCACCCAGTCGATTCCGCTGCGCAGTTTGTTAAATGAATTCAACGGTAGAAGAAGTGCATCAGCCAGCATCTGACCAAACATCACGCCTGCATCACGGCAGCTATTCAAGGCATCCTGCGTAAACTGAATAGGAGCAATGAGGTTTTTAAACCATTGCCAGACACCATTCAGTTTGTCGCCCAGCGCGGAAAAAACGGGTGCCAGTGGTGCAAATATCGCCCCAACCGGCGCAAAGGCGCTCACCAGGCCTTCAATCACCCCCGAGAAAAAGGCGCTGATCGGTTCCCAATAGGCACGAATGAGCAGCGCCCCCGCAACCACCGCAGCCGCAACCGCAATAACAGGCCAGGTAATGGCACCAATGGCTGTCACGATGCCGGCACTGACGGAACCAAATACCGTCCCCAATATGCCTGCGCCTGCGATAATCAAATTAACGGCGGTGATAGCCTGCCCAGCGATGCTCCCGATACTCCCGATAATCCCCATAACCATAGGCGCGTCGCTGACAATCAGCGAAAGTGATGCCGCAATGCCCTGATGACTCTGCAACCAGCCATTCAGCTGAAGAACATAGCTGGTTGCAGTTTGCGCCAGCTTACTCAGCGGCGAATCCTGCTGGACAAACAGGTCGGTGCCAATTGCTGTCGGTGCTGCCTCATCGCCATCAATCGTTTTGACATGCTCGGCGCGCTGATCGCCCCCCAGTTTCAGCTTCCCGACAATCGCACCAGCACGCGTGGCGGCGCTGCCAAAAGCGCTCACCCGGCCTGCCAGTTCTTTGCCTGCCTGATAGCGTTGCTTAACAGCATTAATTTTATCCCGCTGCGTGTTCACCCGCGCCAGCGCTTCCCGCTGCTGACCAAGGCGAGCCGTCGTTTCAGCGATGCCATTTTTCAGCCGTCGGTCGTCAGCCGACAGTTTACGGGTGCTGATCCCGGCATCGCCCAACGCCTGACGCTGGCGCTGCACAGAGAGGCGCAGCTTTTCATATTGCGTCTGTAAGCCGACAGTATTTTGCCTTGCCTCTGACAGAGCCTTTGTCTGCGCATCCGTCGGGCTCTGGACATTTTTGATCTGCAGCGCCAGGGCCGCAGTATGCTGCTTTGCCTGGCGGAGCGACTGCCCCGTCAGTGCCAGCTGCGAGCTGGTCTGGCGAAAGCCGCCAATTTGGGCTGCCTGCGCATTTAAATCATGCAACGTCTGCTGAGTGGAGCGGATATTTTCAGACAGCGATTGGCTCACCGTCTGAATTGACTTAAAAGGTCGGGTCGCTTGGTCAACAGCTTTCAGCAGCACTTCGAGCTTGAGGTTATTACTCATTCGTGTTTCCGCTTCGCTGTAGCGCCTTTTCGCGCCAGTTGATGAGTTCGGTCAGACTCATGGGAAAGAGATCCGATGGCGACCAGTGAAAGATAACTGCGATATCCGCCATCAAATCATCAACCATCACGTTGACGGGAAAATTCAGGCTGCCGAATTCGCTGACAAAAAACCAACCACCTTGCCGGCGAAGGTAAGCAGATCGGGCAGTGCCAGTGCGCTCACTTCCTGCTCTGTCAGGGATGGCATGGTCATTCGCGGTAGCACTTTGATTAGCGCATCCACATCGGAATTCGCTACAGAAGCTAGGCTCACGCCACGCAGCGTGCCCGCAACCGGCTGTAACAGGGTAATTTCAGTCACCACCTGCTCACCGCGTTTAATGGGATTATTCAGCACGACAATGTTTTCGTTACGCGTTTCCATGAAATTCTCTCGTTAAATCAGTAAATAAGTATCCGGCCAGTTAAACTGGCCGGGTAATGCTTACAGGCCGATGTTCTGGCGATGGGCTTGCAGCATGTCAGTGCCATTAACTTTTTCGATCAGGTTCACCGTGTCGATTTCAATCAGCTCGGTGCCATTCATCGTCAGTTTGAAATAGGTACAGGCCAGCGAGATTTTCGATTCAGTTTCTTCACCTTGTTTAGCTTCACCTAGGTCGATTTCTTTCTGGCGACCACGAAGAACGACTTCTACCGGCACGGTTTCACCGGTGTCATCACGTTGATAGGAACCTGCAAAACGCAGCGGCACGGCGGCGGAACCGGTAGCGGCATATAAAGACCAGATTGCGTCATCCGGGAAGCCGCCGAGGGAGATCTCCGCCGACAGTGCGTCATCATCCAAGCCGAAGTCGATTGGAGCAGCGCCATTCATGCCGCCGCCACGGTAATTTTCGAGCTTGCGGGTCAATTTTGGCAGCGTGACAGACTGCACGACGCCGAGATAACTCACCCCGTCGATAAACAGGTTCATGAGTTTAAGCTTGCGCGGTAATGCCATTAGTCAGGCTCCTTATTTGCTGTTGACGGATGAGACCAGGTTCGCCAGATACTTATCAGTAATGCGCTGGCGTAAGGTCAGGTTTTCGAGAGGTGGCACTGGTGTGTAGTCGTAATCAATGAACAGCTTGCCGGCTTTCAGCGTATCGGCGTCATTAGCTTCTTCATCAAACCAGCAGTTCGCATCGATGATGTAGCCGCCGCTTTTCAGTTCACGGAATTTTGCATTGATGCCGTCAATGATGTCGCGGATCAGCACTGCGGTAACTGGCTTGTCTACCGCCCACATATGGCCTTCAGCCATGGTGTCAGCAATGATCTGAGCGGTGCGGGTGTAGTTTTCAAACTGGAACAGCGGGTCATCAGAACAGTTACGGTTGCCCCAGAAGCGGAAACCATCAGCACGGATCAGGGTAGTAACGCCAGCTTCGTTCAGCAGATCGGCATCAGTGCCGGACTCTTGCAGATCCCAAAAGACGGAAGCGCTAATGCCGGTCACTTCGTTAACACCGACATTAGATAAGGTTTTATGCCAGCCAGTGTCGTTATCGATTTTGGCGCGCAGACCCAGCGCAATTGCCGTCGCATAACGGGTGGTGGTCGCATTAGCGGTGGTATCCCAGCCTAGGAAATCAGGCCAGATGACCATCAGCTCACGCGCGCTAAAGTTCTCACGATATTTGATAGCGTCAGAAACTGTTTTACAGCCCCATGCGCTGACATAAGCAAAGGCGCGCAACTTCTGCGCCACAGAGACCAGCGCGGTAGCCACTTCCTGAGGGTCCATACCAGGAACACCCAGAATACGAGGCTTAACGCCGGTAACGGCTTGCGCAGTCAGCAGCGCCTTCAGACCGGTATATTTACCGTTTTCATCGGTGGTACCGATGATATTCGAGATGGTTTTCGCCTGAGCGGCTTTTTCATCTTCATCCACGCCTTCTTCAACGCGGACGACCACGATAACCGGTTTGGACTGGTTAGCGATGGACTGCAAAGATTTCGCCAAGGTGCCCTGGATGCCTGCTTTTGCAATAGCGCTTTGTGGGTTAGTAATCAGAACCGGCTCATTGAGCGGGAACATATCGACATCGGCGTCGCTGGCGGTACAAACCATACCGACAACGGCCGTTGATACTGTAGAAATGGTGCGGGTACCATCATTAATCTCGACGACCTGTACACCGTGATGATAATCACTCATCCGTTTAACTCCGTTAGTGGGGGTGAGTGATATTGTCCGGTTTACGCCTGTATGCGGCTATTTATCAGGGTTCGACGGTGTCTGACACAACGGGATTTGTCGCCGGGAATTTTTTATACAGCGTCGACATGCCCACATCAAAAATCATCGCGACCCGCTGGCGAGATTCTCCGGCCGCAATCAGTCGCCCGGCCTGAGCCCATTCGTCTGGTGTTAGCTTTGGCCTACGCCCTCCGATTCTCCCCTGTGCGCGAGCTGCATCGAGACCGGCGCGAGTTCGCTCGACAATTAATTCACGTTCCATTTCTGCGAGCGCGCCCATAATGTGGAAGAAAAAACGCCCCATCGGCGTTGAGGTATCGATACTGTCGGTCAGGCTTCGAAAATTTACGCCACGCTGGCGAAGCTCTTCGGTCATCGAGACAAGATGCCGCATGCTACGACCGAGCCGGTCGAGTTTCCAGACAACCAGAGTATCACCGGCCTGGAGTCGTCTAATGGCACGATTGAGCCCCGGCCTGTTGGTTGATTTACCGCTTATTTTATCTTCGAAAATTAGCTCACATCCTGAACACTCGAGCGCATTTCTTTGCAATGCAGTGTTTTGTTCATTTGTTGACACCCTTACATAGCCGATTTGCACACTTTTTCCCCCGGCAAAAGATCGTGATCATGCCATCTAAGCTGCAAAGATTCATTCCTGAAAAGGTTGGTTT